ATTTATTTATAAATAGAATTTATAAATAAAATAATAAAAAAATACAAAAAATATGAACTTTATTAATTACTAATATTATTTATTTTTAATCTATTAGTAATCTATTTTCTTAATTCCCGTGCTCCATAGTAATCTTTATTAAAGTATGGGAATTAATAATTTTTATTAACAACATAATGTACCATATTCTATACATTTTCCACATCTTTTTTGATCATGGGGTAATTTACTTATATTTTCTGTATAATCTATATTATTTTTTTTAAGCATATGTTGATTATATGGATAAATCATGGAATCACATTTTTTGCACTTTTGCCATTTATTTTTCCAAGATGCACTACTTGTCCATTTATTTTTACACTTACTACATCTAAAATATCCAAATACTCTATGAGTTTCATTTTCTTGAAATGGTGTTAAATATTTTAAACTTATTTTATTATTAGGATGAATTATTAATAAATTTTTATATTGTTCATTTATATTTTTTATGAAAAGAAAAAATTTATTATTATTATATATTAGTTTCATTTTTTCTTTTAATATAATATCATCTTGACATATATTATATATATTATCTAATATATTTATATCTTCTATTGAAAATTTATTTGTTAATGGGCTTTTTCCATCAAACTTTTTATTATTCCTAATTTGTAAATCAATTTCTATCATTATTGCGTTATATTTTTCTATTTTTTGTAACTCTTGTTCTTTTATTTTTTCTTGTTTTAGTAATTCTTGTTTATATAATTCTATTCTTTCTTTATCGATTCTTGTTTTTAATACTTGCTCTTTTAATTTTTCTTCATTAATTCTTTTTTTTAATTCTATTTTTCTTTATCTTTTAATTTAGATTCTTTTAATTCAGATTCTTTTAATTCAATATTATATAAATAACTATACAATACTCCCATTATATTCAAATATAACTATATATTTAAATATAAAAACATATCATAAATTTTAAATATTATACTATATTATATTAATGTTTTATCATTTAAATTCTCAAATAGGTTTAAGACCAAAAAATGAAGATGAAATAGATGTTATATGTAATATTGATAATAATAATTGTGAATATAAAAATATTAATTATTATTCTATTTTTGACGGACATGGAGGAGCACATGTTTCAAGATATTTAAAAGAAAAATTAGCAAATTATTTTATTCATAAAACTGTCGCCGAATTTCCCTCTAAAAATAAATCTTATAATAAATATATATATAAAATTTACGAATATGTTCAAAATAAATTAACAAATTTTGAATTACCATCAAAATTTTGTGGCTCAACAGCTCTAGTTCTTATGTATTATTTAAAAAATAATGATAAATTTTTAAAAATAATTAATTTAGGTGATTGTCGAGCAGTTATTTGTAATGAAAATAATATTGCAATTCCTTTAACTAAAGATCATAAACCATTATCTTATGACGAAAATCATAGAATTTTAGAATGTAATGGTTTAATTACTCAAGATTTAGGTGATGATCCGAGAATAAATGGTTTATCTGTTTCAAGAGCTTTTGGTGATTTAGATGCAAAACCTCACGTATCTCATATACCAGATATTTATGATCATGAGATAAATAAAGAAAAATTTATAATAATGGCATGTGATGGTGTTTGGGATGTATTATCAAATCAAGATGCTGTTGATTTTGTATTATATGCTTTAGATAAAATAAAAATTAATTCAAATTATATTATAAAAAATAAAAAAAATATAGCAAATTTATTAGGAAATTATGCAATAGAAAAAGGTTCTCAAGACAATATTTCTATTTTAATTATTTTTTTATAAAAAAATAATATATATATATTATATTATATTATATTATGAGTTTTAGAAATCAATTATTAAGAATGAGAATAATTTCTAATAATAAAAATATTATAAATGAAAATATTATTGAACATAATGAAAATATTATTGAACATAATGAAAATATTATTGAAAATAAAAAAGATATTATTGAAAATAAAAAAGATATTATTGAAAATAAAAAAGAAATTTTATTAAATGATTATATAACTAATAAAGTAATAAATAAAAAATAATATATGTACGTATATATAATTTAATTATATTATATTATGCAAAAAAAATTAAACTATCAAAATATTACTATTATAATTAATCTATATCTTAATTCTGCAGTTATATTATCATAATTAAAATTATTTTAAAAATACTATTAAAATAATTATTACATATTTGATCTTTATTAATTGTAATTGTTTATTTAATTTATAATAAGTATTTTTTAACAACAATTATATTATTATTAAATCTCAAAGATTAATTAATAAAACAAAGTTTATTTATATTTAGTTTTATCAATAGCAATTATTTATAAATATTTATATTTAAGTTTAATAAAATTAATTTATCAATTATTAAATGTTTAATTAAAATATAATTTTTTGAATTCATTATTTATTGCTGAATATATAAAATCTTTTTCCGAACTAGTTGTATTTACATTAAACATTTTTTCGACAGGATAATTAATTTTATTTAAAAATGTGATATGATATTTTCTTAATTTATTAGCGTAAAATCGAATATATTCCATAAAAGAATATTTAGAATCAATAATTTTTTTAATAGATTTATCAACTAATAATTTTAAATCAGATTTTCTATTTCTTAAATATAATTCTAAAAACCATAAAGTCCATGCTAAACAAAAACCTCCAATGTCTCCTATTTTTTCTTCTAGTGGATTATTTTCATTAGATAATTTTTGAAATGAATTATATGTTAAAAAATCACTTGGTGCATAATATATAAAATCTGGATAAATATCTTTAAAATATTTTTTAAATTTAATATCAAAATTTTCTAATGATTTTTTTGATATTTTACCATATGGTTCAAAATGAATTATTTTTTTATAATCATTATCTATTATTAAACAATTTGCATGATCCATTTCTTCATTCATTATTGTTACAAAAATAAAAATTATCGATTCTTTTGACTCTTTTAAACATGTTTCTAAATTATTCGGTATCAAATAATTATCTTCATCATGCCAATATATAGATAAATTATCTAAATAATTATATTTCTCTCCAATATCTGTATAAAACTCTATTATCTTTTTTATATCAGATTTATTACTTTTAACTATTGGTAAATTATATTTTTTTTCTGAAACTGGAACATATATTTTATATTTATTTATAAAATAAAATATATAGATATATGTATCAACATCTCTTGAAATGAATAAATTATAATCTATTTTTTCTTCATCAATAAAATTAATTTTATGTTGTTCTTTAAATATTGTATTTGCTAATTTTTTAATACATTTATTTTTTTGTTTTTCAAAACATTCTTTTGTTAATTTTATAAATTTATTATCTTTAATATTTGTATTTTTTAAATATCCAAATGAAACTATATAATATAAATCATCTAAATCTTTTTCTGTACTTGTTTTAATAAAATAATCTAATGGTGTAAAATCTAATTTATTTTTATAAAATAAATTTAATACTTTTGTTTCTAATATATCTAAATAATCTTTCCAGTTTCCATATAAAAATAATAAATGTAAAGTTGTATTACCATTAATATTTGGTAAATTTAAATTATCTGTTCTTTTTAATATTTCTCTTTTTAATTTTAATTTAATTTTAGAATCTTTATTAAAAATATGATGAGATGGAAACCAATGATTTGTATCAAAAACATTTACATTTATATCTTTATAATCCAATAATATTTCTAAAATTTCATTATTATTAGATATTAATGAAATTATTAATGCATTAATAAATCCAAAATAATTATAATTAACTTTATTTTTTAATAGATAAATAGCTAATTTATTATTATTAATTTTAATAGATGTAATTAAAGGAGTTAATAAATTAGATTGAACACTATTAATACAATCTGGATAATATTTAATTAATGTATTTAGTATACTTTCATTATATCCTTCTAAACATGAATCTATAATAATAGATTGATTTTCTAATTTATTTAATTTTAATAATTCTTTAAAAATATATTCTATATCTGATGTATAAGATATTTGATAAAATCTTAATAAAAATATTTTTAATGGATATGAATTATTTATATTAATATTCCAATTAATAAATTTTTTATATTCTAATAATTGTTTTAAATTATCTATTGATGCAAAAAATATAAAATAAAATATAATTGAATCACTTTTATCATATGTAATTATATATTTAATATATTTAGTTTTAACTAATTTTAATAATTTTAAAATTGTTACAAAATCCCTTAATTTAATTAAATTAATAAAAGTTGTTTGAGAAATTTTATTAATATTATTTGGATCTATTTTTAATATTTTCTTTATTATATCAAAATTCTTATTTATTAAAGCATAATGAATAAGATATAAATTATTTATTGGTTTTGATATTGAATCTAAATTTATGTCAATTTTATTCCAATTATTATTTTCTATATCATTTAATATCATTAATATTAAATGATATAATTATTTATTAAAATTATAAATTTTAATATTATTATAACAAAGTCCATAAATTAATTTTATATATAAAATAGATTAAATAAATAATTTTACAATAATGTATAATAAGAATAATATTTTTAAGAATTACAAGTTTTAACATCAAAATAATATTTGTTTAGAAAAATCTTGTTTATTATCTAATTAGTATTTATTTTATATTTATATATTTTTGTTTATATTTTATATATTTTATTTTATATTTATTCATACCACCAAATAAACTAAAACTATATTTAAATCCTTCAATAATTTGTTCATCAATTATATTATTTTTTAATTTAATTATTAACCAATCATCATAATCATTACCAATACCATCAGGACCTAAAAAAATATTAGTAAATATATATTTTTTAATATTTTTTAATCTATTAATTTCATTTTGATCATTATCCTCCTTTTGTAAATTTATATTAATATTAGTTAGAGTATCAAAAATATTTTGTAATGTTTCTAAATCATAAATTCTTATTTTAATATCACGTCTATATGGTATTTTATTAGAACAATCAACTGTATTATATATGAAACCTCTCCAAGAATCTATTAAATAACATAAATTATTATTAACATAAATAAATGAATTATGTGTAATATATTCAATATCTTTATAAAATTCTGAAAATGATATTAAATTTATACCATCATCTAATTTAATATTAAAATCAAACCATTCATTTTTTAAACGTTCATTATTTAATGCAAAATTAATACCACTAGGTGTAAAAGGATATTTTAATTCTTCATGAGCATCCCATAATAATCCTATTGTATTTGTAATACCTATAAAAAAACTATTCTCATCATATAATATATCATTATTAGTTTGTTGAGGAAATATTATTGTTTTTGGAAATTCTAATGTATATATATTCTCATTTAATAAATATAATCTCATTAAAATAGCCATAGAAACAGCAGTAAAACAACAATTTAATGGACATGATTGTGTTTCATTTGTTATATCATTTGTATAATTTCTATCAATTGCACATGCACATGATGTTTTTGTAAATTCTATTAGATTATAAAATATATCAATTAATTTATCATGTGTTAATTTCTCAATATCTATAATATCTGTCATATATAATTATCATATAATATTTTTTTTTATATATTATATAACTTCATATAAAAATCCTTGTCCAGAAATAAGTTTTCTATTAGGTGATGTACTTTGTATAAACATTCTATATTTTTCTAATTTACCAGGTTTAATTTTAGAGTTTTCACCATCTTCAGAAATACCAGCTATTTTTCTAGCAACTATACCTTCATATAATTCACCTGAACTTTTATCCATTAATATTATTTCTTTCTTTTTTTGAACTATTTCAGGTTTTGTAAATTCATAAAATCCTCGCCCATTTGCAAATGTTATTCCCATATTTATACAAAAAGTTTTTATATTTATATCTTCATCTACTGTAAAAACTTGAAAACGACTTGGAGGTGATGGAATTAAATAACTTTCATCTTCTAATGAAGGTTTTGATAATTTTGATTTTTTATGATATTTATCATTAAATCGTTTTGGATGCATTTCTTCTCTTGCTTGTTCTCGTGTTTTTTTACCTAACATTGTATCAAACATTAAACGCATTGCATTACTCATTCCACTCGTTCCTTCTTGAACTTCTTTTTCAAATTGTTCTAAATATTCAATATTATATTGTTTGAAACAAATAGCCTGAATCATATCTTTAATATATGAAAATTGATCTAAGAATACATGATATCCATTTGTTATATCTGCAACTTGTGAATAAAAATTAAATGCCTCGGTATTTCCTCTATTCAAACATTGAACTGAAAATATCTGAATATTTCTATTCTTTAATGTTTCAGCTTCTTCTCTCCAATCTATTTTATGTGGATTTTCATTTTTTTCATGTGGAGGAGCATCTCCTATTAAAATTAAACTTTTCATTGTTGCTTCTGAATTCCATGATAGAGATTTTACAGTTCTTAAAACTAATTCATAACATTCGGGATAGTCTCCACCAGATGTAGCTGGAGCATTTTGAATAAAATTTTTAATTTCTTGTTGATTAGTTGTAAAATCTAATTGAGATATAACTTTATCTCCATCACAATAATCTCCATGAGTAATTATTGCAACTCTTAATGATGGAATTTCACGAAATAAACGTTCTGTCATCATAGTTGTATGTCTTCGAACTTCTGCTAAACATGGATACATACTCCCAGTTGTATCAAATGATATAACAATATCTGTTTTATTATCTATAGATGAATTATTTATAATAATATTTTTTTCTTCTACAAAATCAATAAAATTTGATTCTACTCGACATAATGGACATGTTTTACTTTTTTCTAACCATTTATCAATACATAATTTATGATATTTATTATGACATGAATTAGAACATTCTACTAAATTATCAATACCAATATCATCATAACATATTGCACAAATATCATCATCAGAACTTTCTATTGTTTCACAAGTTTTAACTAAGTGTGATAAACATTTACTCCATGATTTTGAACATGTGTCAAATCCATTTTTTTTCCATAATGTTTTTGGACGTTGAATTAATAATGCTCCTAAATCAAATTGTTTTCCAACTCGAACTACTAAAAATAATAAATGTTTACAAAAAGTATGTTTCGTTTGATGATCTGGGCATGAACATGAAAATTTTTTTGAACTAAGATGTTGTTCATAAATATTAGTAGATTGTCCTCTAACATTAAAGATCCATTCATCTTCATTTTGAATATTAGATAATAAAAACATTTTTTCATTTAGAGCTTTAATTAATCGTGGATTATCCATTATATTAAATATATAAAATTGCAATTGTTTAAATATATTTAAATTATTTAAAAAAAACAATAAATTTTAATAATGATAATATCACTTTAGAATTAAAATATAGTTTAAGATACAGTTTAAAATAATGAATTGGATTAATTAAGTATAAAATTAATTTTATTTTTATTATATATATATATATATATATATTATGGAAAATGAATTAATTAATATTGAAAAAGTAATTGATGATTTAAAATATATTATTGATACATATGCTTATCATTTATCAACTATAAGAGAGAATTATTTTTCTATATTAGGTATAGAATTTGTAAAAAAATATTATGATTTTAATAATAGTAATAAGAATTTTTATGAAAAATATGATATGAATTTTGGTATAACATTAGATATTAATAATCCTAAAGATAGTGTTGGATACAAAATAATTAAAACAGTCGTTTCAGCAGTAGTTGACAACAATAATCTTGTTGAATTAATACAAATTAATCGAGATACTTTTTTTAACAATATATTGTTTATATTCTATTATATAAATAATTATATAAATAATCATTTTAATTATAATATGATTAAAAAAATAAAAGATTTTAAAAAATCATTGCTTAGTATAAAAATTTGTAAATATTATTATAATAAACATTATTATTGTTTTAATATTAATGATAATAGAAACATTATATTTAATAGTTCTTTAAAACAACGTAATAGTTATTATGGTAACTCATTTGATGAAGAAAAACAACTAATAGTAACAGATCAATTTAAACCTAAACAAAATTCAGAATTATATAAAGATACAATTAATAATACAAACAAATTTACTTTTTTAATAGATGTATATAACATTTTAAAAAGTAGAATATCCTTATCAAAAATAGATATAACTTGTGATAAATGTGATATATATATTAAAGCTTTTATTAATAAAAATAATAAATATAATAATAATATAGAATTTAAAAACAGTAATTTATTTTATTTTTTAAAAAAAGACAATGATGATAATAATATTTTAACAGAATTATTAGGAGATTTATTAATGTTTATTATTGTAGAATATAATAAGGTTGGAAAAAATTTGTATATATTAGATTTTGATAAAAAAACATTTTATAATATAATAATAGTACATTTCCAAGATTATCTTAAGACATTTAAAAAAATTGAATTACAATTAATAAATAATCCATTAAATGATTATAACACAAAAAAAGCCATATCCATGAATGATTATATTAGATCAGAAGAAAAAGAAGATGTCACACCAGATTTTTTATCTAATTTATTTAATTCATCTGAAATTTCAATAGATATAATTAATATTTCAGATGAATTAAATGAATTTTGCAATTATAATAATCTAGATATTTTAAAACTAAAAGATTATTATATTTATGAATATATAAATATAAATGAAAAAAAAATAAATGATGAAATTATTTGTTTTATAACTTTAGATTATAATAATTTTTTTACATTAAAAAAAGAAGAATTGTGGACTATATCTCCAATAAAAGATAATAATAATAATATGAGTAATTTTTTTTATATATATTATTTAAAAAGTGATATTTTTAATCATATTAATGATACAAATTTATCTAATAGTATTGATATAATAAACAAAATTAAAAATAGCGAACATTGTAAATTATATATAATAGATAATGATAAAAATAATTTTATTTGTAATTATAATATATTTTATTTAAATAATTTAGATAATTTACAATTTAATACTATTCATATTTATATAAACTATAAATATATACCAAATTATTATACAAAGTATAATAATTTTAAATCATTATTTAATTCTATAACTAATGAAAATAATGATAATAATGAAAAAAATATTATAAATGACGACACTGTAACAGTTAATAAAGAAAATTTTAACAAGGTTTATACAAAATTTTATGAATTATATGAAAAAAATCAAAATATATATAATTTTTTTAATAAAGAAACATATAATCAAAAATTTGTAGCTATTAATAATATATTTAATAACATTATTAATAAATATATTGGAGAAATTATATTATTAGAAATAAATAATTAAATATATCATAATATAATAATATGAAAGATATAATCACACAAATATTATTATTACCAGTAAAAATAGATTTAGATAAACATGATACTGAAATATTAGATTTAATTAATCATTTCATAGAAATTCAAAAATTAGATTTAATAGATAAACCAGAAGATCAAACTAAAATAAATAACTTATATTCTATATTTAAACCAGAATTATATGAAAAGTTTTATTATTTGAAGAATATTTATGGTCTAAATATCACAAAAACAAAAGAATTAATAACAATATCTTTTAATAATAAAATATTTATGTTAGATATATTTATCATATTTAATTTTATTATTATTAATTTATTGAAAAAAACAGAAATTAATAATAAAATTAGACATAAATTCAAAATATGTTATTATTATATTAAAAAAACAAAATATTATAATAATAACTATATTTTTTTTAATATTAATTTACCAAGAGAAAAATATGATGTTAGTAAAGAAAACTACATAGAATTATTTTCAAACTTATTTAAATCAAGATATTCAAAATTAAATAAGTCTGAAAATAATATAAAAAAATTCGATTATTTAATTAGAATTTATAATGAAATATTCATGATGATAAAAGAAAAAGAAAATAAAATATCTATCTATTCTTGTGAACAATCTGATAATGTAAGAACAGATTGTACTAAATATTTAACAGATATTATTAAAATATATCCACAAAATATAATAATTCAAACTGATACTTTTTTATTATCCCCATATATTCAAATTATTAAAACAGATGAAGAAAATATTTTAATAAAATTATTAAAATATCTTTTATTATTTATTATTACAGAATATAATACTGTTGGAACAGATTTTTTAATATTAGATTTTGATAAAATAAAATATTATAATTTAATATTAGAATTATATGATAATTATGAAAAATTAATAAAAGAAGAAAATCTAGATAAAATAAAAGAATATCAAATAGAAAAAAAAGAAGAAAATCTAAATATATTATATGAAATAAAACCATTTGATTCATTTGATTCATATAATATATATGATATATATGATAATTCAACTGAATTAGATAATATTTGTAATAATATAAATTTACATGAGAATTTAATGATATTATCAAAACATTTTATATCTGAATATAAAAATAATAATATTATATATTTCCCCAAAATTATTGTTATAACTTTAGATATGAATAATTTTTTTAATTTAGATGAAAATAATTTATTAATTACAGAAACTGAATTATATATATATTATTTAGATAGTACTATTTTATTATATATTCATAATAAAAAAGATACTATATTATTTAATAATATTATTAAACTAATAAATAAAATTAAAGATAGTAATTATTGCAAATTATATATAATACATAAACGTGATTTAGATTTATATCAAGATTTAAATAATAATTTAGATTTAATGTTAAAATTATATATTAATTATAATTATACAAATTATATTAAAAATTTATATAATGAAACTCAATTTGATGAAATTAAAATTTATATAAACTATAAATATAATTTAGATTTTTATGATCAGTATTATTATTTTAAATTATTATTTAATTCTATAAATAATATTGATATAACAGAAAATGAAATAAATATAGATGAAGATCAATATTTAATAATTAATAAACAAAATTTATTATTAATTCAAGATATATATGATAAGAATCTTATAAAAAAAAATGAGATGATTAAGTTTTTCAATAAATATACAGATAATAAAAAATTTCAAAATATAAATAATATATTTAATAATATTATTTATAAATACAATGAAGAAATAATATTATTGGAAATTAAAAATGAAATAGAAAAAAATTAAAAAAAATATATTATATTATTATATGTTAGAATATAATAATATAATTGATTATATTAATAATGATATAATTAATGTAAGATTAATAAATAATTCATATATTGAAAATGATAAAATCGGGGGTTCTAATTCTTTCGCAATTGATAACAACTATATTTTAATTAAATTTATAGATACAATAAAAGAAGAAGAAAAAGAAGAAAAAGAAGAAGAAAAAGAAGAAAAATTAATCAAATTATTTAAAAGTTATAATAAAGATTATATATTGAATAAATTTGAAAAAAAAAATATTTTAGATAATAAAACAATTGAAAATGAAAATGATAATATAATATATGATTTAATTTTAATACATTTATTAAATTTTTGTAAGATTGATAAACAAATTAATTTTATAAAAAATTATAAAAAAGATAAAGATATAAATATAGAAGAATATCAAATATTTTTAAAAGAATTATTAATAATAGAATTTATAAAAATAAAAGATAAGGAAAATATTATGGAACAAATTCAAGAAATAATTAACATTTCTGATATTAAAAATGCTCAATTAATTAGTAATATAGATTTAATTAATCAAATTGTTTCTAAATTAAATTTAAAAAAAATAAACTTTTATTCTAATTATATACTCACATATCAATATTATTCTGATATATATTTTAAAGAATTAATAGATATAAATAAAAAATATATTGAAGAATTAAAATTTACTTATGATGAAATAATTGAGTATTATAAAACAAATGAAAATTTTTTATCATTTTCAAATTTACAAGATTATTATCATATATATGATGAAAAAGATTATGAACAATATAATAATATAAAAGATGAAATTCTATTAAATTATCCAAAATTAAAACAAAATATAATTATTTTAAAAGAAATTGTAAATAATGATTATGATAATAATTTATTATATGAATATAATAAATATTTAATAGATAATAATTTTATTGAAAAAAAAAATGAATATAATTTTAAATATAAATTAGATTTTAAAAAATATATTAATGAGATGAATGCCAATATATATTTATATTTTAATTTAAATAAAATATCTCAATTAATTGATAAAATATATAAAGATTATCAAAATTATATTAAATTAGTGAAACCATTTAATTTTAAATTAATTTTTGAAGAAGAAAAAGTATGTATAATTAAATGTATAAATGCTTATATAAATTTTTATAAAGAAAAAAATGAAAAAATAGATTACATTGAATATATATATCAAATATTATTAAAAATATATAAAAATATTAATAAAAATATACAATTAATAGAATTATGTAAAACAGATTTTGATAAATATAAAGATATTATAAAACAGATTGAAATAATAGATATAAAAGATATAATGAATGAATTTTTTATTGATATTAAAAATATAACAGATCAAAATGATATATTATATTTTGATATATTATATTATAAAACATTATATATTTATAGAGAATTGAATAAAAAAATTAATTTATATGATAAAATTAAATTATTAATTAGATATAAAAATGATTTTGAACAAGATTTAACTAAAGATGAAACAAAAAAATATGAAGAATATTGTAGATCAAAAAATTTATCACAATTTTATTCTAATTTAGATATAGAATATAATAAATTAAAAGCAGAATTGAGTATAGATATTAAAGATAATACAATAGAAAAAAAATGGTATAAATTTTCAAATAATTTAACACAAGAAATATTTATTAATAAATTAAAAAGTGATTATAGTATATTTGATAATTTATATTTTATACTTTTTAACATATTATATAATATATCTTCATTCATTATAAACTTATATAGAGAAAAATACAAATTAAAAAAAGATATTAAAGATTATGAAAATGAATATACAGATATGAGAAAAAAAATTCAAACAAATTTTAAAATTACAAATATTGATGAATTATATAATATAAATAATGAACAAAAAAATTTAGAAATAATATTTACTGAAATAAATACAAAAGTAAAAGACAATAATAAATCTTGGAATTTTTTTACATATTTTACTATAAATAATAAAGATAATAATAAAGATAATAATAATGATAATGATGAAGTAATAGTTGACAATAAAAATATAGTTCAAAAATATATTTTTGAATGTAATGAAAATGAAGAAGAAGAATGTAAAAAAATTTATACGTATTATAAAATAATTGAAAAAAATAATTCAAATGAATATTCTAATATACCAATAATTAATAAATTATTTATATTATTAGAATATATTGGATTAATTCCAAATAATATAACCGATATAAAAGATTATTTTATATTGCTCAAAAATTTAAAATATATAGATATTATAATACGATATTTAAATGATGAAAAAAGTTTTTTAGATGAAATATTTCTTAGTTTTAGTAAAAAAAATAGCGATGATGATATTAAAAAATATTTGACAAAAACATACAATAATAATAAAGAAATTTTAGTAGATGGAATTACTTTTTTAATAACTAATATTCCATCTATTGCAACTGTTGTATTAGCACCAACTGGTTTTACTATACCTTATTTAATTGCAATAAATGGAATTTTACATAATCCTAAAATAAAAGAAATAATTAGAAATATTGTTCATGGAGCTACAGTTGTTATAGAATTATTAAGTATTAAATATTTTTTTGATGAAGTTTTTAATAAATTCTATGATGATTATATTAATAAATTATTTATAGATAAAATTAAAATAGTATTAGAATGTTTTATAGATAAATTAGAATTAAATTATAGAATTCATAGAAAAATGAAAAACATGATAATATTATTTTTTATATTAATGATTATGGTTATTTATTTTTATTCTAATGAATTTGGTGGTATAATACCTCATATTAAAAAAGTTACATCATATTTAATTAGTATAACTACTTTTATAATACCATTTTTAATACCTTGGACAAATAGTATTATTGAAATTTTTGGATATTATTTTAAATTTTTTAAAATATTTGTAAGTTGTCTAGTTCAATTAATAGATTATAATATGTTATATGGAATTATTGGTATTGGAACAATTGGGGCAATTGGTTATAAAGTAATTAAATCTAATTTTTTTACACAAAAAGGAGGATTTAATTTATTAGAATATTTATTATCATTCATAACAACAGAAAATATTAGAAATAAAATTATAAATATAATATCTTCTTATAGACAAAAATTGTATTCAGCTATTGATGAAAATATTGATAAATTAAATAATGACATATATATTACTGAAAATGATATTGAAGATGTTTATGATAAATTAACTAAAACAAATGATCTAATGATTGATACATATAAAAAAAATTATTCATTTAATCAAGAAACAGGTTTAATAGAATATAATAATGATAAAAATGATTTTAATCATATTATAACTTCTATTTGTCATACAGAATATTATGACATTAAAGAAATTTATATGATTACTAAAAAAGATAATTCTATTGTATTTGATATTAATAATTTAATTATTGATAATACAAATAATAATATTTCTTTTATTCAAAATAAACCTATTCATATTAGTTTAATTATGGCATATATTTTAAGTAAAAAAATAAATTTTATTTCAGAAAGTAATCTTGATTTAAATTTAAATTTAAATATGAATTCTATAATAAATACTAATAATAATACAAATTATAATAATATATGTACTGAAATTTTTGGAGAAAATTATTCTAAAGATATATGTAGTCGTCATTTTTATTCTATTTTAGGAAAAAGTGGAATAAGTATGATGATTAATTTTGGTCAAAACAATTTTGGTCAAAACAATTTTGGTCAAAACAATTTTGGTCAAAACAATTTTGGTCAAAACAATTTTGGTCAAAACAATTTTGGTCAAAACAATTTTGGTCAAAACAATTTTG